AGTGGCTCTCAGTTAATTTCTGTTCATCATTAAGCCGTCTTAACTCTTCAACAATGAGATTAGTTACAACCTTACCAATAGTAAATTCAAGTTCAGGTACAGTTGGAACTAATTTACCGTCTGATACTACTGTGTCATTCCAGACAGTCCTTTCTCCATCTTGCTTAAATTTAAGAAGACCATTTTCTTCTTCGTTAAAAGATATATTTTCTCTAGCAATCCTAAGTATTTTAAGGTTTGCAAAAGAACCTTCTTTAGGAAGAACATTCAGTAACATAATTCGATCTAATACAGATAACTTCATTTTAATATCTCCTGTCGATATTCCTGAAGTTAATCTCGGGAAACTGACCAGGAATCAGCTTTCAGGACTAGTACCCTATCCCGAGATGTTAGGTTTATTCTCCGAACTTAGATTTAGATTTAGCTGCCTTCTTCTTAGCAGCTTTAGCTTCCTCACGTGCAGCCTTGATAGCTTCTGACCGTGTCTGAGGAATTGATTTATTTTTAGCCATTGGTTTTCCTCCAATTAGTTAATAGGTTTATGCGTCAGCGCTAGTTAGCATAACATAGTAAAGAGTTCCAGCAATTCTGCATCTCAGTGCATGAGTTGCAGCAGTTGCTGTATTCTCCTGAAAAAACTTATGGCTTGCTACTGTTACTCCAGTAATATCAAAGAGTAAGCCACTAGTATCAAACTGAGCCTTTTCAGCTCCCCAAAGATTTAAGGAGAAGAAAGTTACTGGAACACCACCACCTGTGAAACTGGTAGGCATATTGATTTCAGCTTCATAGCAAGAATAGGTTCCATTAGCACCACAAGCAGCACTACCAGGCATATCAAGTTCAGCACAGACTACACCAACTAGGCCTTGTACAAATCCACTAGTTTCAAGATCAACTACAGCACAAATAGCATTAGCCCATTCACCAGCCTGAACATCTGCAAATAAAGTGACTCGCATAGCCTCAAGCTGATTGACAGTAGAAGCTACAGTTGTTACTAGATTAATTGTATCAGTGCGAATCTGCGATACAGCATCGATTCTAGAAGTTGAGAATGAAGCAGCGCGAATTCCAACTGGTACAAATGTCCAATGCCTTCCATCAGAGTAGGCAAAGACTCCCTGGCCTTTCTCACTGAGAACAATATCAGCAATCCAGTCTTCACTCTCATCTCTGTCTTGAATAGTTACTGTAAAAGCACCAGTAGCAGCACCTACAACGATAGAATAAATTCTACCTTTTGCTTCAGTTACAGGTGGGAGAGTAATAGTGATTGCCTCATCTACTGTATAAGGTCGAAGCACATAGTCACGAGTTGTCATTTCATAATCAGCATAAGGGTTGTGGAACTTATCTACAATTACCTTATCATGTTGAGCGGATCTATCTTCTAACATATTGTGTTACCTCCTTAATCAAGTCCTAATGCCTTATCCATCTCATCCATGTCGGACTGAAGTTGGCTGACATCAGGTTTAGTTGGTTGTCGTTTGCCGCTTTTCTTACGTGGTAGCTTAGGCGGCTTAGTTGAGTCAATAGCTTCCTTACGAAGAGATAGTCTAGTTCGTACTTCCTTAGCTACGTCTGGAAGAAGTTCATTGTAAGACTTTCCAGGGTCTTTACTAATGAACTCTTCAAAGACTGTAGCCACGGCAGCCTTCCATGGGACTAGATCTTTGTTTTCTGCATAAAAGTCTTCATTTACCTTTTTAAGTGTAGCTGTTAAAGCTATGTTATTTTTGACTATGTCAGGGATAGCTTTGACAACTGATTCATTTCCAAGCTTTACGTCACCCCTTGCATCGACTCTAGCTTTTGCATAAAGTTTATTAAGCAAGGCATTGAATAACTTAGGATCTCTGGTTAGCTCATCGAGGTCAGTTTCTCCTAAGAAATCTTCCTGAGGGATTGGTTCTTCAGCAGGAGGTTCAGGATCTGATTCAGGTTTAGGTTCAGGTTCAGGTGCAGGAGTCTCTAATCCAACGATCTTCTCCCTGAGTTCTCTAAGTTCTATGTCTCGGGGATCTTCCTCAACAGGAGGATCTACTGGAGGATCGTCATCATCAGCAGCCGGAGGATCATCTATTACAGGAGGATCATCAGGAGGCGGATCAACAGGTGGATCATCGTCTACAGGTGGGTCAGTAGGGGGATCATCTACCGGTGGATCATCCTTAGGATCTTCAATCCCTGGTTCTGGATCTTCTAATGCTTTAGCCATTGCATCCATTTCGTCTTCAAGTTCGGTCATTTATAGCCTCCCGTTAAGTTAATTAATTAATTTAATCATCTTACTTTACAGATATTGTTCGATAGAGTTCTAGCCAGTAGCCATGAACTGCTGCACCATCACCTCCTACGTTTACTAATGCTAAGATATCATCTTGATCAGGTGCGAATTCAGATGCTACAGGTAATTGATTTAGATAGAATGTTCCATTAGCTTTTAGTGCACTGTCATGCAGATCAACGTTAGCATCTTGGAATATGAGCACTTTCACCATTCCATCTGTTCCGCCTAAGATAGTCACCAAGTCGGCAACACCAGTTCCAGTTACTATAACTGTTTCGTAGCCGTAAGAGCCTACATCAGTGCCGACTGATAAGGAGGTAACACCTGCAGCGATTGTTAAGTCGGTGACACCTACGTTACCAGATCCTGACACAGCATTGACTGCTACACGACCTTCTCTTATATATTTAGGCAGTTCACTAACCTGTCTTTCATCAGTAGGTTCATTCACGTTTAGAGTCATGTTTCTCCTCCAGTATATTTAAGAATACATCTGGTAAACTAAGCATGTATTGGACTGCTTTCCTTCTTCCATCAAGTGATGATAAGTGAGAGATTACAGATGCAGCGGTTAAGTTTTTGTCTGCAATGTCATCCACTATGTGACTTTGTTCTTTATCAAATCCATCAAGCCAGAAATTAAGTTCTCTACTCATGTCAGCCCAAAGGATTGATTCTTTGAATGTACTGACTTGGGACTTAGTGGCATTTATTTCCAGACCACCTTCTTCTTTTTCCTCTTCCATTAGAAATCTCCTGAAGGAATAATATTTCCAGCTTGAAGCTGCTTGTTCACTTCATCATCTGGCATTTGCTGTGGCTGGACTCTATCCATATTGCGCTTGAAGTCCTCTACATTCTTAGCGCCGAGCTCCTGTGCTATGTGTGTGAAGATTCTCACTATGTCAAATTCTTGTCTTAGGTCTGGGTCGGTACCTATTATTTGAAACAACTGCATCCAAGCCTGAGAGAAGTTACCTCCAGGTATTGATCCATCTCTTACTATCAGATCATAGTTGATTGCCATGTCAAGAGGTGAGACTTTAGCTCGTAGAGCATTAGGGCCGAATTGTTTTCTTAGCTGCTCTTCATATCGTCCAGTTATTTTGACAAAGGTTTCTTTAGTCATATATTGCTGAGTATGGACAGCAAACATAGTTCCTATGTCTTGCATGAACTGAGTGCCTATTATCATTGCTACTCGTTGTAAGCGTGATACAGCAGATCCACGAGTTCCCTGGAATTCAGCTCCAGTTAGTCGCTCAGGGCCTCCCTGGCGTAAGGCGCCAGACATTGATTGATCAGCCCCGGAAATGCGATCCATCCACTGAGTGATATAAGATGCATCAGCTATGTTACCTCTGGTTACGTCATTTACTTGTAGCTGTTGCACTGCATCTTTAACTCCATGTCCCCATGCAGGACGACGAAGACGGATTAGCTTTCCAGGGCCGGGTTCTTGCATATCCTTGATGTTGATTAAGTAGGGATCAACTACAAACATATCGTTTAAGGCTTTGCGTATGTTTGCTATATGTGTGTTGAACTCGAAGTCTAGAACCCCTTGTAGACCGTGAAGGACTTCCATACGTCCGATAGGGGTGATTGAATAGCCGTCGTATTCACTGCTAGCAACCGCCATAGGATACATGCCATGATAATGGTCAGCCTTTTGACACTTAGTAATTACATCATCTGCTGAAAGTCTGAAGAACCATTTTTCAGGATAGATTTCAGAGCCTAATTTCCACTCCTTTGGAATCAAGTTAATATACATATTGATGTTATCTACAGGGTTGGAGGTAGTTGTGGTTCCCTGACGCATTGACTTAGATGATCCACCAAATTTTGTTTCTCGCCCACTTTGATCTAATGCAAGAGCAGAACGTTTGTCTGTCTTTCCTTGTAGATATTGTACGTTGAAGGCTTCGTCTCCATCACCTTCTTCTGAGAGCATGTTTAGATAGTTGTCGCGTTCTATCCATCCTATGAACTCACCATCTTGGATTTTGTCAGATGATACAGATGGATCAGGGAGCCAGAGATAAGGGTCGATGTTGTTTAAGCTATTTCCTTCAAAGATTAAGTCGTCTATGTAGTTGACTGATTCAGTTTCAGAAGAACCTAATCCGCTTTCCAAAGACACCGTTGACTTAATAGGTCTCTTGCCATACCGTCTTACCCATTCAGGGATTCCGATACCTACTCCATATGCAAAGTTGTCACGTAGGATAGTATGGAGTGCTAAGGGTACTTTCGTCTTGATGCAATGCAGACGAATCACCTGTTCCATCAACATAGCTCCAATAGTGTCTCCATCTTCTACGCCTTCATACTGGAACATAGGATCTTGGAAGAATGCCATAGACATGTAGGTTAAGAGTGACTCTAAGTTACTGTATGAATAAGGAAAGATAATAGATACTGGTTTTCTAGAATCTTTGTCTTTTACTTTATTTTCTTTGTCTGATAAAGGGATGTAGGTTGTTAGAACCTTGTCGATAGCTTTCCATGACGGAAAGCGTTTGCTGATCTCAGTGTGAGAATTATTAGCTCGTTGCCAGATCTTAGATCGCAGAGAATTATGAAAGTCTGACTTTGGATCTAGATCAAGATCATAGGGATAGTCATAATCAAAGTTCATCTCTCGATAGTTGCGGCTATTAGCTTCTGCTGAATCACCCTGTACAATGTATGGCATTTAAGCTGTCCTTTTCCAAGCATAGATTACAAAAAATGGTGGTAAGTCACTGTTATCATCGGATGTTACAGATGCTGGATCTGTATCATGAGCATGAGATTCATCCGCTACCTTTACTGTTGAGATATCTAAATCATTATCGACTTCTACAGTAGCACTAGGTCCATCAGACGTAGTTGATAGTACATCTACATCATGAGTGTGAGTCTTAGCACCACCTGTGTTTTGCACTGGGGCAAAGTCTGGATCGGCTGCTTTGTAGCCAACTAAGAATTGTCCAGTAGCTATTGCTACCCAGGTACCGAAGCCTAGTAGAGTAAAAGGATTAGTGGAAACTACTGATATGAAGACTGAGTTAATAGGATAGATTACAAGACCTATATCTTCTAATCTTAGAACATCTTTAGCATCTACTGGTACAGCATTGACACGGATAGGATCATCTACCTCCATAGCAGTGTCATAATCTGCATCATCGTATTGGATAGCGTCTGGGTTGCTACCTATGCGTCCTTGTTGAAGTGCCATAGTTGATTAAATTAATTAATTATCTGTTAGAGTCCTAAGAATTTAGCATTAACAATCTTTGTAAGTGATTCTACTTTACCAGTCAAGTTGTCAATCTTCGTAACAAGTAAGTTTTGGCAAGATGTTCTCTTTTCCTCACAGTGTTCTTCAGTTACTTTACCATTCCCACCTAGATACTTACCAACAGCCGCAGAAACTCCAACAACAACTATACCACCTAGTACTGTAGTAGCTGGTTCCATTATGCCTGTCTCCAATTTTCAACTGGTTCTTCATATTCAAGTTCTCGAAATTCCGCTTCGGCATCAGAGGTGTCTTCCTTTGGGCTGAAGTATCGCTCGCCTAATTCAAGCATCTCGATGATATAAGCTGTAGCATCCATGATGTCCCAGAGTTTAGAACGGGGAAACATTAGGAGTTGTTGTTCAAGCCGCTTTACACCTGGACACGATGCATTATGATAGATGTAGCCTTGACGATAGTAAGGAACAAGTTCTTTCACACGCAGAGTCTTGCCCTTCTCACCATTGTGTCCACCTCGTGGTTTGAGCCAGATGAGCTCGAAGAACTTACCACGCTTGAACATTTCATTCTTTATAGGTTGTCTGATGAATTCATTTAGGGAAGCATCTTCAATACCTAAGACAGATGCATTGAGTCGGATTCCCATGTCAAACATAGCGTCATAGATTTCATCTGGATACATTTTCTTAGATATAATGTCTCTGATGTAAAGTCTAGCATTGTTAAGGTCTATCCCTATTCCTATTATAGCAGACTCAGCCGAGTGTATTTTGATAGTCTTTGCAGGATCTAGGATTACTACTGTCTCAATATGAGTGTTTAGTTGAACATCGACATCTGTCTTTTTCAGATCAATTTCTTCCCTGAAAGAACGCTCAGGTGGTAAGTTATAGTATTTAAAATACTCTGGACGAAACGCAGCGTCTTTGGTTGAGATAGGTAAGTTTCGTAGCTCACGAAAGAAAACGTCGGATTGTCCTGCATCTACATGCTCTTGCCATTCCTTTTTAATTTGTTCATCTGACATGAAGTTAGGTGCGCTTGATTTCAGATCATCATCGCAAGCTTCAAGTCGCACACTATCCCATTCAGGTGAATCCATAAGTTTTTGAAGGAGTGAATCTTCATGCTTTAGAGTGTCGATGTAGACTATTTTATAGTTATTTGCCTTAGCCCCTATTCTCGGTACAGCCTTTACAACATCCGCATAGAGCCATTCGAACTGCTTGCGTCTGTATTCTTCATTAACTACTTGCTCAGGATCTTCAAGATCATCTATTACTATTAAGCCAGGGCGGTCGTTTTTGAATAGCACACCACGTACTTGTTGTCCAGCACCTCTTGGCCAGATTAAGGTATCGTATGCTACCCAAGATTTCTTAGAAAATGTTTCCTCAAATTCATTCTTCTCAGTACCTCGATATTTGAAGTGGCCGAAGAAATGTTTTATCATCCTGTTGGTTACTAACTCTCTTCGAAGATTTTCTGTCTGTAGCGAAGCAGCATCGTGTGATTTGTTGATATAGCAAATGAATCCAGTGTGATGATATAGTATGTATCTAGCCATTAGACCAAGAGCAACAACTGAAGTCTTCCCCCACCCACGAGGTGCAGCTATAGCTACTTTATTAGCAGGTCCGTCGATCAGGTCGAAGATCTTACCATGGACTTCTTCAGCAAAGGGCAGTTCAAAGCGCTCAGGGAAGAATGTCTTTGCAGTCATTCGAGTGCTTACTGAACATAAGGAATGTATGCGCTCAGTTTCTTGATCCAATTTAGTTCCAGTTGGTTAAATTATTTATGTATCTTTTACATCGAGTATGGCCTTGCCGCCTGCTGAGAGTTTCCGCATCTGCTTCAAGAGTAATTTTTCGTATTGTGGATTTCCCATTCTTGCCTCATTGTTTCTGATTAACTTGGCACATGAGCTAATACTCCCCAGCCATAATTCCAAACGCTATCATCAGCGTTCCCTACCGCATACACATATTTCCCAGTATCGGTGTTTAAAATCTGAAACCCTGCTACCTTTGATGATGCTGTATTTATAGCGTGAGTTACATCACCTAATTGAGCAGTTGTTGCCTCTCTGCCTTGTTCGGTAACTATAACAATTGTGCCACTTGTGTTATTCGTAAAACCAGGGATAGATCCTGCATTATCTTGGAGAATATTATCGTGTATAAAAATATAATCAGATGAAGCGACGGCTGTTCCATCATCTATTCTTATATCTCTATCAGAGGTGCTTTGTCCGGCTTCTCGTATGATGTTTCCTGTAATATTCATAAACTCAGCGCCAACAATGTTTATCGCTTCTATCTCACAATAAGACATTTGGTTATTTACTATGTTGGCGTTTGTGACATCACGAAGATGCAAAAAAGTGTTTGCCCACGGAGTTGATGATGGGCCTTTCATAATATTGCCGGTTATCTGTAAATCCGCTATTTGAGAAACAGCACCCATGTCAAAAAACTTATCATCATCTCCGCAATAAAATACATTATCAGAAACAACCATACTTTCCACTACAGCAGCAGCGCCCTCGCCAACATCAGTATCAATATCTTCAAATAATCTAATAAAACCTAAATTGACACCGCTATCTGTTATGTTAATCTGGTTATCTGAAAAGTTGAACCGTTTCATAGTTGGTGCAGATAATTGCAAACTTTTCATAATGATTACAAACTCGTCATTAGAACCTGCTGCATATCCTCTAACTATATTATCTGTAAATGACACTCCGCTACTGTTATTTATATTCAATACTGGATTCTTTGGGCCATCAAAATTATTGCCACTAATGATTATAGAATATATGACATTATCATCGTCAAGAGCAGCAACTGGAACTCCTAAAGGGTCAGTAAGATTAGAGCTAAGATTGATAGTCCAATTGTAACAGATCGCGTCAATAAACTGATTATTTGTGATTGTCACATTACGAGATTGTCTATGTGTTGGTATTGACGCACCAGTGCCACCCGCTGCGGCTGGATAAAACACTTTGATATCAAGGCAAGTATCCATTCGACTTCCAGATACAATATTATCGGAAAATATAATATTCGTGCCACCTTGGAAAGCGTCTAAGGCGTCTCGATTCACGTTTATAAACTTATTGTTCGTTACTGTTATGTAGGTTCCCGCTGAATAATCATCATCGAATATATCTGCGCCTTGGTTGCGAGCATAGGGTGAGGGAGTGTTTACCTTGATAGCGTCTCCCATATAAGACCCACCGTAATTTGCACCGGCATAGGTCGGATCAACCCCGCCGGTAAAATAAGAATTCGTTATCGTGACATCGGTAGAAGTCGTAATATTAATCATTGCCTCAAAATCTTTGAAGTAACAACGGTCAATCGTCAGATTATCAGGATTCGTTATACCTGACCCAAAAACAAGCCCTGTACCTCTTCCGTACTCCCCTACAACTTCACCATTTCCAAGAAAGCGGCAATCAGTAACCTTACAGTCGTCGGCATTTATTTTTAAGCATGACCTATAACGAGTTATTACACCAGATGGTTCAAAAGTAAGATCATTTATTATTGTTTTATCGCCAGTTACATAAAAACCGTCTACATAGGTATCAACTGTTTGAATGATTGCACCGTTGCCTGTTAATGTGCATTGGACGGTGAAATTTACGGTGCCGTCTAGTGCATATATTACAGTAGGATCAAAGATTAGTTCTGCTTTGGATTGTATTGCAGCTGCGGCATCTTCAATAGCAGTAGTTCCTTCACCAAACCAAGAAACATAAACAGGAGAGATATTAAGAACAAGTGTACCTCCCCCAGCTGTGTCTAGGAAGCAATCATTAGAACCCTTGAATGGGCCATTAATTGTAAGTGTGTTACCATTATAGTCTAAGGTACCACCTTGTAGAACTTCAATAGCTTCATTAGCCGTAGTAGTGAGATCTAGATCTAAGGTTAAGGTTTCATTAATTAAGATAGTTACTTCTTCAGCCTCAATCCAAGCAGTGGCTGAACGAAGGCGGTTGAACCAAAAGGATTTTAATTCTGTCCCATCTAAGAAATCGAAATCTCCAGCACCTGAAAAGATTTGGTAATCTCCGGCTTCAATGTTCTTTATGTTTGATACAGTATCACCTGTATCGACTGTAATGATAAAAGGAGATTCCCAGCGCAGCGTTACATTATTGCCTACTGCCATATCTGCATCGGTAGTTTCAGCAGCTGAGATTAGGATAGTTACGGTGTCATCAGAGGTTACATCGAGGGCTTCGTCTAGGTCGGCAAACCAAGAAGTTTTGACAGTGGTTCCAGCAAGGAAATCTATGTCTCCGGTTCCAGTGAAGATCTGATGTGAGTCAGCTTCTATTTTAGATGTATTGATGGTAAGTTGACCTGAGTTAGTAATAGAACCATCTCGCTCGAATCTTAGAGTGATAGTAACAGGAACTGTTAAAGTAGTTACTGTTTGATCTGTAGGGATTACTATAGTTCGGATATCTGTGCCGCAGGCTGCTATAGCTAAGTTTAAAGTAGTGTAAGCACGTGTGTCAGTCCAGATACCGTCTGGTGAGGTGACTATGATGTCTTTAGTAAATGGCAATGCAGCGAATGAAATAGATACTGACAATAAGAAGATTGCTATGATAAGGAAGAGTCTTTTCATCTTGGCCCTCGGTTAATTAAATAATTTATTTATCTGTCCGTTTGATACGAGTAAGTGCTGCACCAATTACTAAGTAAATTGCTTCAACACTCTTCGCTTCAGGCAGAGCAAGACAGAGCAAGGCACAGATAGACAAGAATAACAAAGGACCTAAATTTACTTCAACTACTTTTTTTAATGTTTCTATCATCATTCTTCTCCCCACGAATAGTGATTACCGTCAGGATTTGAGAAATCCCCTCCCCATGTCCCACCTAATGATTTCCAATAGATTCCAAGAGGATAGTGGTGTTCTGTTGAAGTTAGATAAAAGTCATCTTTGAATAGATTAATGTCTATTGCAAGACCTTTATGGTGCCAAGAGTCTTTACTATGTCTGTGTTTTCCAGGATAGGTGTCTCCGAAGGATAGTTCATAGCCTAGAGAATAAGCATGAGTGATTAGCATGCCTACTGCTTTGACAAATTCACTTTGTTGATCTCTAAGCGACATTGCGTGTTCCTTCACCTTCCACAACTACTATCTGACCCATTTGCTTTGCAGCCTCTATTCCGCGCCGCTTGAAGTTTTCTATTTCCTCTGGTGTTGCAGATACACTAACATGACGAGAGTCGATACGAGTAGGTGCGCGCATTCCAGCTAGGTCAAGCGCTACGGTGTCAGCAGTTGCTTTCTTCAGCGTCATAGCTTCGGTTTCGCTATCTAAAATCTCATTGTAGACTTCAAGGGATTTCTTAGTCAACACCATTACTTCTTCCCTTAGCTCTTCATACTCTTCATCTCGAGTCTTTCTGATGTTAGATTTTTCTTCTGTTCCAAGAGTAGAGTTCAGGGCGTTAGAGACTGTTGTAGGAGTGACACCAAGCATCTTGGCGATTTCAGTTCCTTTGTAGCCAAGCGAATCCAAGTTGAGAATCTCATGCTGACGAGACCAGAGCTTCTTGATATCTACAGCTCGACCATTAGGATTTTCTGTCCTTCGCGCATCAGATTCTCTCACTGTGAATCCGTAAGGTCTTGTCTCTTCAATCTCATCCATTCAGCCTACCTCCCTATTATTTTCATATTATAACATGTCTATGATTGGGTCGTCAAGTATTTTCTATGATCATTGCATTGTAGACATTGGTCTATTCACCAACAAACTATTCAGACACCCAAACTATTCAGACACAAGACGGCGTGCAGAGCACTAGGTTGAATTATTATTTGATGAACATTCCGGAACGGGATTGCTCTTCCTTTCCTTGATTAGATAGGGATTTTTTCTAGAAATTTTTTCCTGGTTGGCGCGCCGAGATGATTAAATAATTTAATTATCTTTTCATCCTTGACATCATTGTTCATTGATGAACATACCTTAAAATTTCCAGACAAAATGTGAAGGAGGTAACCCCGGGCCTATACGGATAGAATTACCCCCATTGATTTTCTAGAAAATGATTGACATGGGGGAGCTAGTGTGATACATTGGTTATGAATTATAGCTCATTGACAAATTGAATGCATTGACGGATCAAGCAACGTAACACATTTGTGGTGCGGCCTTTGATCCGGGACACATACACGGCAATCATTAGTCCGTTCAATGCAACGTGATACATGGTTTAGTAGGTGGCCTAGGTCAGGGGTCAAACATGGATCGTATAAATGATTTAAAAGATATATTGATAGGATCAGCCGATAGATTAATGAGACTAGCCGATAGGTTAACTAGTGGTGGTGAGTCATTGTCATTACATGACAAACAGACATTGTTACATACATTGTCAGGCGATTGGTTAGAGGAATGTCAATTTGAGCAAGCTATGGCGTTTAAACGTGGGGACACGGAACAAATCAACAACATTAGTGATAATATTACTGAGATGATGAAACAAATAAACTAATTTAACTTTCTAGGCCACGCACTAAGCCATGTATCAAACAATGGATATTCTATGGTATCAACCTAGATGTTTCACGTGAGACAAATGAAAGGTAGGTATCAAATGGATATGAACCAAATAGTAAATGGTGTTGTATTGAACAAAGCGTGTTCGATCAAGGCTTTCAAGGACTCAGACACCAGCAAAACAATCAATCTGAGAGTCAAGTTTGATGGCATCTCATTGTCAGCGGTGTTTGCCAAGGCTGTGAGTTCAGCAGTCATCCAATGGCAAAATGGTCCTGGCCGGTCAAAGTATGACCAGTGGAGCGACAAGCAAACCGTTGACATTAGTTTCAAGGCACCTGGTGCCATGCCGACTATCGACCCTGAGGTTGCAATAATGAACAAAGCCAAGGCAATGAGTAGGGATGACAAACTGGCCTATATTGCTAAGATCAAAGCACAGATGGAAGCGTTAGAAGAAACAGATAGTGAAGAAACACCAGAAGAACCAGAAGCAATTGATATAGAAGATATTGAAATAGAAGAATAATCAACTAAGCCATAGAATATCCAACTAATTAAGCCCTTTAGAGTAATTCTCTAGAGGGCTTTTTTGCGTCTATTACTAATGGTTAATTAAATGATTTAAGCAACTTGAGTTAAAGCACTTGAATAAAATGATCAAACATAATTGTTGACTAGATAATAATAGAAATGATATGATATATTATACGTCGGTTATGCGTATTATGTTTAATATGTGTACATGCTGATAGGGGGGGGTGGGTATCAT